GACATCGATTTTACACCACCCGAAGGCGTTCGCGAAGAAGCGCAAAAAGGACTCGATTGGCGGAAGGAATACAATCGCGGCGGAACTGCAGTCGGTGTCGCACGGGCACGTGATTTGAGCAATGGTGTGGCAGTCAGTCCTGATACGATCCGCAGGATGACCAGTTATTTTGCGCGGCACGAAGTCGATAAAAAAGGCGAAGGCTGGTCGCCGGGTGAAGACGGATTCCCGTCAGCAGGACGAATCGCATGGGCACTGTGGGGCGGTGATCCAGGTCAAGCGTGGTCAGCAAAGATCGCTAAGTCAATGGACGTTCGCGACGAAGTGAAAAGGCGCATGGATAAGCCGCGAATCAATCGCGCCTTCGCAGCACCGATAAAAGATGGCAAAGCGGTGATTGCAACCGAAACACCAGTGGATACCTACGATCCGCAGCGAGGCAATCTGAAGCAAGTGCTGCTGATGGATGGCATAAAGTTTCGCAACGGCAAGAGGCAACTGCCGATTGTCGATTCACACAACGATAAGACGGTTAGGAATATTTTTGGCTCGATCCGCAACATCACCATCGAAGGCGATCAGCTCGTTGGCGTGCCAGAGTTCGCCAGCGACGAAGAATCGCAGGTAATCGCGACGCGATACAAAGAAGGCCACATCAACGACTTCTCGATTGATGCTGTAATCATCGAGCGAATCTACATCCAACACGGGCAAGCATACACGACGAAACGTGGCGTCGTTATCGAGGGACCGGCTGAGATTGTAACTCAGTGGGAACCTCACAACGCGAGTATCTGTGCGACAGGTGCCGATCCTAATTCCACGGTAAGACGGTCATACGACCAAGAAACGAAGAGGAGTCTAGCAATGGACGAAGCCACAATGGCTGAGTTGAAGATGCTTGGTCTGCCGGAAGGCGTGACCGATCCGATGGAGATTATCAAGTATTTGGCAGCAAAAATGCCAAAGCCTGAAGTCGAAGTCGAACTGATGGAAGGCGAGAAAGTTGAAAATACTGCTCGCGCTATGGGCGAAGAAAAAGTCCAAATGATGGACAAGGTTGAAGAAGAAGTCGCACGGCAACTCAAAGCCGATCGAACTCGACGCCAGACCATCTATTCCGATGTGAAGCTCGCGAAGCTCGAACGCAACTTTGCTGAGCAATTGATTGATGCCGGTGTTACAGTCGAAATCGCACGAGAAAGGATTATTCAGCGCATGGCTACTCAAGAGCCGCTAGGGACGCAGCCAAGCGTTCGAGTCACCGAAAGTTCCGAAGATAAGTTTGCAGCCGCAATGGGGGCAGGCTTGATTCAGCGATCGCTCAAGGCAGCAGGCTGCAAAGCGAAGTCGGCAAACGCACCGGGTGCCGATGAGTTCGCACGCATGGATTTGCGACGCATGGCCACCATGTGCGTGCAGCGAATGGGCGTAAATACCGATAAGCTGGGTATGCCAGAGATCGCACGAATCGCGATGGGTGCTCGCGGTGTTGCCAATCAGTACCGAATCCAGCGCGATTCATATCACACCACTGGATCGTTCCCAAATTTGCTTCTCGATGCAGCCAATAAAACTTTGCTGGCAGCCTATGAGGAAGCCACGTTTACTTGGTCAATTTGGGCACGACAAGCGGCATCGGTCGAAGACTTCAAGCCGATCAACCGAATCCGCATGGGTGAATCGCCAGACCTCGAAGCGATCCCAGAAGCGCAAAAGTATCCTGAAGGTGCTGTGAGCGATCTGAAGACAAGTTACAGCGTCCAGAAGTACGGCAAGCAATTCACCGTATCGTGGGAAACCGTGATCAACGATGACCTCGATGCACTTAGCCGCATTCCTGCCATGCACGGCAACGCAGCTCGTCGCCTTCAAAATAAGAAGGTCTACGAGGTGTTGACCAGCAATCCAACGATGGCCGATACCTTCGCGCTGTTTAGCGCATCACACACAAGCGGCAGCAACGTATCCGGTAGTGCAGGTGCTCCTAGCGTCACCACGCTGAACACTGCCTATCAGCAGATGATGCTTCAAAAGGGCCTCAACTCTGATGCAATCCTCGGACTGACGCCAGCGTTTTTGATCGTGCCTCCAGGCTACTCGGCGACCGCTCTGGAAATCGTCAACAGCCAGAGCTACAACGCAGCCAATAACAACGAAGGCGTGATCAACATCTACGGTGTCAACGGCGTGCGTCCATTGCAGGTCGTTGTCGAGCCGATCTTGCACGCATCGTCAAGCACCAACTGGTTCTTGGCCGCAAATACCAATCAAGTCGACACAGTTGAACTTGCATTTTTGTCGGGTGAAGAATCGCCGGTTTTGACTAGCGAACAAGACTTCGATACCGATTGCTACAAGTACAACGTGCGGCAAACCTTTGGTGTGGCTGCAATCGACTGGCGTGGATTGTTCCGCAACTCGGCATGATGCTGAAAAAACGATGATTCAAATGCCAGCCTAGTCTTCGGATGGGCTGGTTTGTTCCAAACAAAAACCAACTAAAAAGAGAGACAAATACAATGGCAGGTATGCTTGATTTTGAAATTTTTCACGACGATTACAACGGAGCGGTCGCGACGTTTCCAACAACCGCTGATCCAGCAACGCCTTGGCTGGTCGACGACACATCGTCGGCAGGAACTCCGGTCTACACCAAGGGAACCAGTGAGGCAACGCTGACGTTGGTTTCGACCAGTGAAGTCGAAAACGTCTGCTTGCACTTCAACGACGCGCTTGATTTTGACATCGACGACATTCAGCGTGTCACGATGCGAGTCAAGATTGGTGCAGCGACTTTCACGAGCGGATCAATTCTTTGCTTCGGCGTCGGCTCGGCACGTAACGACATTGCAAATGATGTTGCCGCTAACGCATGGTTTCGCATGGAAGGCGCGAACAGCACGACGCTGGTTTATGCTGAAACCGACGACGGCACCCGCGATGTTGACGACATCTCAACCGGCGTGACGCTTGGCACGACCTACAAAGATTTCGTGATCGACTTCACTGGCGGAAAATCGAACGTAAAGTTTTACATCGATGGCGTTCGTGTTTGCACTTCGCAGACGTTTGACATGTCGGCGTATTCTTCTGGTCTTCAGCCGATCATCCAGATTCAGAAGGCTGCAAATACCAACGTCGATTCAGTCGTCGTGGACTATATTGAAATCGTCAGCAAGCGAGGCTAAGCGATGAGCCTACATGATCTGATTGAAGACGATGCTAGCCTGTTTGTTTCGACCAGCGATTTCGGCGAATCGGTCGTGTACCGAACTCGCAGCGGAACCGCACGAAGCATCAGCGCAGTCGTCTTCCGTCAGATCGCGGAAGCCATCGAAGACGAATCACGATCACTAACGGTTTTTGAAGTGCATGTGATCAACAGCACTAGCGCAGGTATTTCGCCGACTGAAATCGATCTCGGTGGAGATACGCTTGATTTAGCGGATCGCGTCGGCAAAACGGCGCGTCCGCGATCCATTATTCAGATCACCGAACAAGATGAAGGTATGGTCGTTTTGCAATGCCAGTAAGCGAACCGGATATAGTCGAAATCCTCGAAACCATTGAAGAGCGACTGAGCCATTTAGTCGCCGAGGAAATCGTTATACCGAGTCGCGAAAACTACGACGACCATGGCGATGGTGCAGTACCGCCGGGGCCGAAGGATAAACAGATCATCATCAGTATCGGCGATTGCACTAGAGTCGAGGACTTAGATCTACCGGGCAATCCGCCAAGGGAATGTTGGGAGGTCGAGTACAGAATTAAGTTGCGTTTGATGCCAAGTGAAACCGATCAGGAGTCGATTGATAAAAAACTGATTCGATTTGTGCGCGATGTGCGTCGAGCGATCACAGGTGCAACAGCCTACGATCCGTCTTGGCATACGATGAACAGTCAAGCGATCGACAGCATGTGGGGCGCAACGATGCAGCGATTACCGCCAGACGGCACGAGTCAAAGCGATGGATACATGCTGCCGCTGATGGTACGGATTCGCGTAACGCCAGGTGCATTATGATTTCGATGAAAGTTGAAAAAAGCGTTGCGGCCTTGTACGTGGCACTGGAGCATTCACCGAAAAAACTGAGGAAACAACTGGCGATCGCAGTGAATCAGGTCGCAAAAAAAACAGAAAGTTCGCTTGCCAAAGAAATCGCCAAGGAACTAGCGACAGCGCAAAAAGAAATCAAAGCCACTGTCGCGATCACATCCAAAGCAACTAGCGACAACTTGAGTGCAAATGTTAGGCAACACAAGACAAGACGCATTTCGCTAAAGCGGTTTGGTGGTCGCCAAAACAAAAAAGGCGTCCGATACAAGATCAGTAAAACAAAAGGCAGTAAGCAGATTAACGGCGCGTTCATCAGCGAAAAGCTTGGTGGGCACGTCTACAAGCGCAATACAAAGAAACGAAAACCGATCGATAAGTTAGAGGGTCCGTCGCCGTGGGGCGTGACAGTACAAAACAACCTCGATGATCTGCTGATCAAACGCGACATCGAGCCACAACTGATTAAAGCGATCGAAAAAAGAATCCAGTTTATCAACTTCAAAAAAACGCAAGGTAACTAAAATGCCATTGCTCAAACGAATCCGAACGCTGGCGGCAAAAATCGAAACAACACCGGGAACGGCAGAAGCACTGACTGCCAGCGAAGGCGTGTTCAACGCCTACGATGTGATGCTACAGCCATCGATCACGATGACCGATCGCGAAGGCAGCGGTTCGTTCAATTCGCTGACATCGATTAGCGAAGGACAAACCGCAACCGTGTCGTTTCGCTGCGACGTGGCCTGGGACGGCACTGCAACCGAACCGACAATCTTTTCGGTGCTAATGCCAGCGTGCGGTTGGACTGAAACCAGCAACGTATGGAAGCCGCGATCTGAGGCACCAGGCACGAATGTCAAGACGCTGACTCTCGGTGTGTACGTCAACGGCCTGCTCAAGACGATCAAAGGTGCTGTTGGTACTTGGCAAATGACATTGCCGACAGGCCGAATGATCACGATCGAGTTTACATTTACCGGCGTTTATGTCGAACCGACATCGACGGCTATTATCGCTCCGACCTACCCGACGACAGATCCGCTGCGGTTTGCATCTGCAACAGCCTGTACATTTAACAGTGTCGCGATGAAAGTCGAGCAAATCACTATCGACGCAGGCAACGAGGTCACGATGCTCGAAGATCCAACACAGGCCAGCGGATTCATTCACGGCATCATCACCAACCGCAGGCCAACGATCAGTGCAAATCCAGAGACCGAGCTGGTGGCAACGCAAAACAGGCATAATATCTGGACAACCTCGACGCCGTATGCAATCCAGATAACGCTCGATGGGCCGAGCACGTCGACGCTTGGAATTACCGCACCAAAAGCACAGATCATCAACATCCAAGAAGGCGATCGCAATCGCGTTGTGATCGACGACATCGAGTTTTTGTGCACGAAAAACGGCGCAACCCAAAACGAAGAATTGTATTTCACGTTTACACCGACCTAAGAGGTACTATGGGCTTTTTGAAACCGGGCGAAGAGTACGCCATTGAATCAACGATCGGACCGATAACGTGCAAGGCACTTAGCTTTCAGCAGCAGCGCGAACTAATGCGCATTGTCAAGCAGATGCAGACAAACAACGATCCAGAAGAGGCGATGAATCTTGTCGAGCGGATCATTGAAAAAGCGGCTGTGCGTTGGTCACTGGATGAAGCGTTTAGCGTCGGTGGCTTGCTCGACAAGATTGCTTTTCCTGAAGCGATGGACATTGGCAAGCAAATCACAGAGGGCGGAAAACTCTCGGAGGCAGAAAGAAAAAAATAAGAGTCGCGGCATTGCTCGCACACGGTGAGCTATGTCGCGGCTGTGGCAGGACGTGCAATGATATGCCGAGCGAATCGAATGCACTAGAGATTGAAGACATCGAAGATCCGATGACAGCGTGGAAGTTAACGCAGTGTCCAAAGCGATTCACTGCCGATGTCGTTGAGGAAGTTAACCTAGCACAACTTGCCGATTCACACTTGCCGATTGCCGGAGGTGTGCTCGATCAGTCGGCATGGTGGGTCGAGTGCTGGTTGGCGTTTCGCAGCGATTCGAATCAGATAGAGTCCGACAAGATACGACGGGAGCAAATGCGAAATCATGGCTGACGTAAACATCGTCATTTCAGCCCAAGACATGGCATCGAGCGTGCTGAAGGGTGTTGCTGCGACAGGTCGCATCATGGCTGCAACAATGAATGGCGCAGCGTCGAGCGTAGTTACGTCAACTAAGGCGATGGCCGCAGGATTCGTGTCGCTACAGGTTTCGTTAGGACCACTGCTTGCCGTCATGTTTACTCTTCAAGCGGCGTTCGCTGTGTTTCGTTTCGCACGCGATTCGGTACTTGCGTTTGTTGAGGCAGGATCGCCAGCAGGTGTAGCACTAGGCGAGAGCTTTAAGATGGTTGAGGCGGCAATGCAATCGCTGATGAAAGTCGTTGGCGCAGTGCTTGCACCAGCAGTGCAGGCAGGTGCAGAAATTTTTATGGTGCTAGTGCAGGTCATCACACAAAGTCTATCGCCAGCGATTAGCGGCATAGGGTCGGTCTTTGAATCGCTCAAGCCATACATCGAAGCCTTCAAAATCGGCATGATTGCTGCCATCACAGGTATCGAGGTCGGGCTGACGAATTTTAGTTCCGTGTTTTCGGTTGTCGCGCAAACCCTGCAACTCAAGATGGTGCAAGTTGCTCTTGCGATTGGTACGTTTTTTCTTGAGACGGCACCGCAGGCGATCTTTGATTTTGTGATGTTCATCGGCAACACGATACCGAAAGTTCCGAAGATTATGTACGACTCTTTCGTGACCGCATTCAATGCAATCCAAAACGTGCTGCTAGGCTTGCAGTCGAAAGTGTCCGAGATTTTTACGCAGATTTGGAATTTCATCACATCGGGCGGACGAAGCGCATTGACTGCGACCTTTAGTGATCTAGCCATGACGGCAGCGAATCAAATCAACGCAATACAGGATGAGGCGGCAAGGCAGATTGGTAGCTTATCATTAGGCGAAGGATTGGCAACCAATCTACTTGATGGGCTGCAATCCCAAGAGCAGGCGTTGCAGTCAAGTATTTCAAACACTGCTGATGATTTAGCATCGACTTTTAACGCGACATTCCAGCAGCGTTTATCAGCACTGCAAGGTCCAGCATTGCCAAAGATGGCCGAACCAGCCAAAGCCGAAGAGACCGCCAAAAAACTTACGGGCGGACTGACAGCGGTTGCCGATTCACAGGCTGCGATTGCGCAGCAATTATCCGCCACCGAATCACGACTACTAACGCGCGGGCCATCGGAAGGGCCGATGCAGTCGGTAGCACAAGCCTCACAGAAAACCGCAGAGGCAGCAGAGAAAACCAGTCAGTCAAGTGATCGAATGGTTGAACTGCTTGAGCAACTACTGGCAAGAAACTTCATCGTTGCGGAGGCTGTCTAATGCCAGTCGATAGCGTAACGCGAATGTGGTCGAGGTTTAGTAGCAGTCTTTCGCGGCAAGATAAGAAGAAAGCGCGCACGATTCGCGATTCGTATCAAGTCGTTCACACTGCCGATACCGATCCTGGAGAAATAGAAGTTGCCGCAGGCATTCCGCGCATCGGCGATAACTATCCG